ACACCAGCAGTTGCTGTTAATGCACCAGTTAATGACTTTACCTTTAAATCTCCAGTTATTTGTAATTGATTACTCATGTTCTAATTTCTATTTAAATATTGCTCTAATAAACTCATCAGCAGCTAATGCCCTTGCCGTTGCAAAGGTAATAACTCCTGTGGATGAGTTAAAGGTTACATTCTCATCGGTTGGTACACCAGAAGTAGCTATACTTCTTACCTCAATACCACCCCTTGAAACACTTACACAAACCTTACCAATAGCACCTGAGAAAGTCACAGTTGTTTCACCACCAGCGGCAATATAGTCAAACATTACTACGTTACCACCTACCACAACCACGCCTGTAGGAGTAGTTTGTGTACCTGATATTGTATACGCACCAGAGCCTTGTAATGACACGCTATATGTTGAGGCAGCCTCTACCCCTGCACTTAGACTAAGTGAGCTTAAATTGACTAATCCTGTGAATACTGTGTATCCTAAAGTACCACTACCATCACCATTGTCATTATTTACTTGAAACTTAACTAATATTGGTTGTCTGCTTAACTGAAGATTAGCTAGGAATAAATAAGAATAATTACTTAAAGCAACAAAACCATCAGCATTGATGGACCATGTAGCTACATCATTCTTATACTCCTTAAACCATGCAGAAGATGCAGATGTAACTTCTACTTGATCTACTGAAACCTCAAAAGAACAGTTTGTAGCTGCACCAAAAGGTACTGAAAGACCAGTTGTAGCATTATATTGATATAGAACTATATTCGTTCCGTTTATTACTGATGGCATATTAAAAATATCTTTTAGGTTTTGTTAAAGGAATATCACCTACATATTCTATTGTTTCTATTGAAGCATTATCTTGATTAGTTACTTCTATTAATTGAATGCTATTTACTTCGTTATTATATGGGTTTGTTGTTAATCTATTTATAAGAAACTTTTTATCATTGTATGATAAAGCATTTGTAGATACATCTTGTACAGTATAAGTTTTATCTAAATAAATCATTCCTACAGATGAATTATAAGCACCTAAGTCACCTTCTAATGTTGCTATATTCCTATTTAATAAATTTGAATATTGCCTCATTACTAATTGAGGTAAATTATCAAATGATTCTGAAGGTTTACCATATCTATACCATCCTGTTAATGTAGTTCCACTAGCATTTACATATTGACCTTTATAGTTTAATACTCTATATGCAAATAATCCAGGATATATTAATCCGTATAAAAGTTCAATGCTTTTATTTAATTGATTAGCATTTACTGACCTTGTTATATTAAGCTCTGTAATATCACCTTCAGATTGTGTTAATTTAAAGTTTCTAATATTTGCTGATCTAGAAGTACCTCCTACATTAACAACTAAAAACGAACAGTTTACAAAACCTTGCATAATTCTATCACCAGCAGATGTTGTTTGTGCTCCTAATGGTAGTTTAATTGTTTTAGTATCATAATTATTATAACTACTTGCATTAACTTGAATATACGAGATAACCGTTGTCCAAGTTCCATCATCTTTTAGGTAAAATGCTGTATAAGCACCACCCGTTAATACTAATATCTCTATAAATACTCTCATTGATCCGTAAAAATCAAATGATAGTGTAGCTTCTGGACCATACATTTGTGGTAAATAATCAAAATCAGAAGGAAATTCTCCCATTGTTACTGAAGCTGTACCACTTGTACCTGAAAATATTAAAAAGGTATTAAATTCTTGATTTGTGTTTGTTTGTAATGTTACATTGCCTGTACCAGTTTTATTAAAATCCCATCCTTTTGGAAACCCAACAAAATCTAATTGTTTTAATGCCCCATTATGAATATAATTACTAGCATATTCATAAGGAATATTTGTATTTATATTAGGATAGCCTTTTTTAACTATCTTAATTTGACTATTATTTATAAAATGCACATTGCCATTTGTATATGGTTGTATGTTAATTAGATTATCTAAAACTCCATTACCAGATATAGATGGCTCATCTGCGACTACGTATCTTGTATAATATATAGTAGTAGCCATTTGATTCATTGGTAAAATATACCAATCTCCATTAGCTTGAAACAACCTGCATCCAAAAGATTTAATAATATTATCCAATATTGTATAATAATCTAAATCGACAAAATCTCTTCTATATTGATACGATTGCTTAAATGGTTCATCTCCACCTGCATCCTCTCTATCAAACATACCTGCTGCATAATATGAACAACAGGCATATATAAATGTCATATTAGGGTATACTATTTTATTTAAAGATGTTCCAATAATATTTAATAACGTAGTTGTATCATTTATGCTAATATTAGAATCATATATAATATATCTTAAAAATGATAATCCATCTATACAAACAATGTTTACCTCTTGATTACCAGTTGTAAATTCTACATTAACATAGTCATTAAATAGAAAACCTTTCCATTTGATATTTTCTTCAATTACTAACTCAACATAATATTTATTGTCGTTAAAATTTAGTAAATCAGGGAAATTAGTATAATCACTGTCTTGTGAAATTAAAAAAGACACATTTAACTGTGATGAGATAATCCCTCCAATAGGGTCTTCTTCATTTGAGTTAGGTTGTATTTGAATAGAAGTAGCTTCATAAGTATAAACACTTGTAATTAAAGGATCAACTTCATATATTTTTACAATTTGAGTTGAATCATCTTTTAATTTTTGTGTTATAGTATATTTTAAAACGTATGCCATTATGCTAAACTAATGTTTTGTCCTTTAAGATTAGATGCCTTTTGTGCTCTGTTAACTGATAATAATAAGTCTTGACCTCTTAATACAAACTGACCACCTGAACCACCACCTATTAATGTCTTTAATTTATCTAATGGTGCTACAACCTCAGGGTTATGACTAGCACCTGGATATTCACCCATTAAACCCATAGTAGGACCTGATACAAGACCGCCATTTGCCATTTTTTTAGGAGGGAATGCCATAGAACCTAATCCCATTCCTTGAGTAAATAAACCACTAAATAAATCTCCACCAGTAATACCAGCAGTAGCTAATTTTTCTGGGAATATAATAGTCATTAATAACGCAGTTATAGCTGCTGTCGCTGCAACTTTAACTAATTGCTTTAAAAGGTCTGTAAACATTTTTTCTAATACTTCTCCAAGATTAGCACCCTTGTCTAATAACATATCCATAGAAGGTCCTAATGCAGACATTATACCATTTCCAATTTGTTTTATTGAATTAGCAGCTTCTTGAGTTATAGCTTTATTATTATTTGTCCAACCTTTATATGTTTCACCTAATCTTTTAAAATAATCATCATAAGTTATCAAGTTATTTTCAAGCATATATTGCAAGTCTGATGATTCTTGCTCATATATTAATTTTTGTGCTAACCTATCTCCAGTGTTTAAATTTTGCTTATCTCTATAAAAATCGTCAAATTCTTTAAGTTGATTTTTATAAGCATCAGTAAATTCCTTTAATTCCTTTTCATCATTTTTTTTATTTTCTTTTCTTGCTTTATCTTTTTGAATAAGCAACTGCTCTTGCATAAATTGGTCAATAAGTAAAATTTGATTCGCATATTCTTTATATACAGCCTCACTAAGCTTAGCTTTTTGCTTATCACTATATTCGCTATTTTTAATCCTTTCTAATGCAAGTTGTTTTTCTAAGTCTGCAAGTTCAACAGAAACTTCATATTTTTTATAAGCATCATCTTCATACAATTTAAGTTCAAGTTTTTTTGAATCAATAAGACCTTGTATTACTTGTTCATTATATTTTTGATTTCTTTCTAAATCTTTTTTTGCTTGTGCATCACCTTCTTTAGTTGTCTGTCCTTTTGCATTGTATTTAGAAGTTGGATTTAATAATAAAGCCTTTGTAGTGCTTTTTCTTAAATCTTCTAATTGTCTAAGTAATGTTTCATTAGCTAATATTTCACTTTCTAAGTTTTGCAATTCAGTATTACCCATAAACCAATTAACTGGATGAATACCTCTATTGGCTTTAGCTGTTTCAATAGCAAGTGTATTTCTTTTTTCAATTTGACCTATAGTAATTTCAGCAATTCTCTTACCAATAACTTCTTGCATTTGTTGTTGCTGAATAGCCTCAGTATAAAGATTTATTGCTACAATAGCATCACCAATAGTCTTTATTTTTTTACCTTGAGCTTCATCTACTTGTGTAATAGCTTCTTTTGCTTCTTTTAATGCTTTGTTTCTTATACTTTCAGTAGTATTAATATCAAGCATTACATCAACTAATCCTTGTAAGTTGGATACTTCACTATTTGTATAATTAACAGTATTTCTTAATTCATCATTTGTTTCTTTTAAAGCTTTTCTAAAATCAACAGTTTTTTTAGTTGCACCAAAAATGCCTAAATCATAAGCAGTTACTGCTGCAATTAATGCAGAAAAGGCAAGATACATAGGTCCAGTTGCACCAGCTACAGAACCCATTAAAGCAGGAAGGTTATTTTGAATACCTCTAAACCCGAATGGTAAATCCTGAATAACTAATGCAAGATTTGTCCATTGCATATTATTCTTCTTTAAAGATCCTGTAGTTGCATCTAAATTAGATGAAGATGGCATTGATGAAGTCAATTTCTTAAAACTATCACTTGTAGGGTCAATACCATTGGCAACTAAAGAAGTAAAATCTTTTTGAAGTGATTTAATAGCAGCACCAGCTTGCTGAGATGCAGGTCCAAAAAGCTTTATTGAAGCTTCTATGTTTTTAGCCTTTTTTTGTATACTATCAGCAATTTTTTGAAACTCTTTATCAGTTCCTTTAAACTGACCAATCATCTGATATAAAGCATCATTAACCCCTTGAAAATCGAGGTTTAATTTTAAGTCTACTTGATTATCTGCCATTATCCTATTTCTTTATATTATCGTATTTTTTTAAGACCTCTTGAAGTTCCTCAGGTGTCATTACCCTCTGCTTTACAAAGTTACGATTATCGCAGTCAAGTGGTAAAAGCTCTTGTGGCTTTATCTTTTTACCTTTTGGTAGTTGTATATTTAACAAGATTGTAGTTTGCCATCTTGTTTTTAACCACTCTTGTTCTTCTTTATGACGGTATCCATACCAAACAAAATCTAACTCAGCCATCGTCATATCCCAAAACAAATGGGGAAGCACTTGGCACTCCCCCATTGTATATCTTTCAATATCAATCCACTCTAATTTTTTTTTACAGCTTCTTTTGCAGCTTTCTTATTAGTAGGTTGTTCAACACCACTATTCATACTTTCAGCAAGTGCAGCCATAACATCTTGAAACTTCTTACTTCCTAATCCACCCATATCATCAATCCAGTCACATACTTCTATGTCTGTAAAGCTTGGAGTTATCCCTTGACTATACAATGGATATTCTGCTGCTGATTTAAGCAAGTTGGTAATCGCTTCTAAAGATTGATTACCTGATAATGCTTCCGATATATCTGATGGTCCAATACCTTGTAGTTGACAGAATCTTTTTAAAGACCATGTACAAAACCTCATAGGTATCTTAGTCCCATCGCTTAGGGATAGTTCAAAATGTCCTCTCATATTTTGGTGTTTTTAGTGTTATTATGGGTTTTGAGCCTGAGTCAATGCTCCTGTTCCTGTAAATGAAACTGAATATGTTGCTGGAGATTCCATATCAGCAGTAA